GATTCATGCGCAAATTGGGATTTCCTTCTTTTAATAAAACAAGTTGTTTCTCATAAAACTGTTTATATTGATCTTTGTTGTTTAATACATCATCAGAAGAATCTAAAATATCCAGTGCGTCATCAATAGTTCCAATGACACCTTGTAATTTATCTTCAAATACATCTTGCTTAACAATGTTTTTATAACTATATTCTTTTTCTTCTTGGAGTTCACGTTGTTTTTGTTCCTCTTTTTCAATAGCGCGTTGTTCTTCCATTATTTTTCGTTCTTCCTTTGCCTTCATTTCGTTTTCTTTTTGTATTTGTGCTTTGGTTTTAGGTGCGCTTGAAAGTGCCTGATTCAATAAAAATAAATCATCGTTTTTGGATTTCTTGGACTTGGATTTTTTTCCAGGTCCTAATAATTCTTCTTCTTGTTCTAATAACTCTTTTTTTTCTTGTTTCAATCGCATTTTTTCTTCATGTTTTTCATTTTGAAGTTGGGATTTCAACGCACTACGCTTATTTGTACCCATTTCCCAAGACTTTTCTTCTTCTTGGACTTTCTTTTCTTCCAATTGGTTTTGAAGTTTTTGCTCCGCTTTATTTTCACGTTTTTGCTTTTTCGATGGCATATAATAATAATATGGAAAATTTTTATTATATTCTTTTAATGAGTTATTTTCCTCCTTCTAAAAGTTGTTTTTTCTTGTGCATAATACTCAAATAATCATCTAATAACACTTTGGAACTTTGTTTTTGTAACATCTTTTCAAATAGTTCATGTTCTTGTTTTTGATATTTCAAAAATGTTTCTTTATGAGCAAATATGTGTTTAAAACGTGGACTACCTTGGACAAAATGATTACACAAAGGCATTTTGTTTTGACGTACACATTCTTTTTTTAAATTTTTCATATCACTTACATAGTTCAAAACGTCTACTGTAGTATGTGAATGAACAGCATCTTGCGGTATAGTACATAAAATATACGTAGAACTATGAGGACTAAATGAATGACGTAACATTTTGGTTAATTCACAACGACGATAAGGAACATGTGGATTCTTTTCGACTAAAGAACGTATACATTCTTTTAACGCGAAAAGACTTTGATTAATATCACCATTTTCTTTGAATTGTTTGCGATCATTACAAATGGAGCGTTTTGCCTTTTCACAACCGGCTAAATCCAATATACGTAAAAAGCGATCGCCTAAATCAATCGTAATTTGTAAATGAGAACGTGAAGAAGTAGAATTTTCACTCGAAACACCTACTTTTCTATTTTCGGAAATAATGGTTTGGATTTCTTTAATATCGGATTCTTGTTTCAAATCCTTTTGTCTCAAATTTTGAACAATAAATCTATTTTCATAATCTTCGCGTTGAAATACTTGTTTCTTTTCGTTCAAAATATCGTAACATTTGTTGTTATAAATTTCAATAAAAGAAATTTTCGCATCTAATTTCATTTCCAACATATCAGATAGTAAATATTGTAAAAAACCATGTTCTTTTGGAGAACCTAATATGCTATGTGTTTTACCTGAACCGGTTTGTCCATATACGTAAAACGTCACATTTTTCTTATATTTCAAAACATTCATCAACATATCAATACCAAGTTCATTATATACATCCATATTAATGCATTTGTCGTCAAACACTTTATCAAAATTATATTTGTGTGTCATATTGTAATTTCCAGCATAACTTTTTTGCGGTTTTTGAACCCTAATTTGATTTTCATAGTTTTTTACGCAACCATCGATACACTGCTTTGTCAAATTGGGTTTAATACGTGATAATATTTTAATTTTGGTCATCTTGAATTAGTTTTACATAATATGATTTCAAAATATTATCATTCGAAAAAATCGTCTATTGTATTATCTCTATAATGAGAAACATTTTCTTGGTCAAGAATCCAAAAATAATGTGTACATTGAACGATTCGATAATGATACTCTTCTATATTGGATGGTTTCCAACGTAAAAACCGTTTTCCATTTGTATGTTTTATAAAATCCCGATTTTGTAATAATAGATCATAAATCATGTTCCACATATCCAAAGAAATGGGATTGGATAATAATGAGTTCATCGTCCCAATAATATTTTTTTCCACATGTTGTCCAAGAACCAATGAATATAATCGTTTTATAATTAATTCAATTAATGGTTGATTCATAATAAGTTACATTATTTATAGATATTTTATATGTCAAATAATGTGTAATATAACTACACATTAATTAATAATCAATATTCAATAAAATATATATTTTATGAACACGCTTAGTTACTGTAAGCAACACCAGCCATACCACTCATTACGCGAAGCACGTTGTAACTGGTGGCGTATACACGAACCTTAGCAGTGGCAGTACCTCCGACAGTTGCGCTGGAAAGAACAAGTTGAAGGGTGGCATTGTCAATGCGGGAGAAGTTGCAGCTTCCGGAAGGTTGGTGTTCCTCAGGGCGAAGAGCAAAGGAGTATACGTTAATACCAGCATCAGGGGCGCGGGTGTGGTGTTGGAAAGGTTGGACAACGTCGAAGTAAGAACCTTCGCGCTCGGAGAAGCGGTCCTGACCGTTAAGTTGTAACTTAGCAGTTACAACAGGGTTCTCACCCCAGCAGTGCATGTCAAGAGCAGTCTCAGAAAGGACGAATGTTCCGGCATCAGATACGAAGGAACCTTCAGCAACCTCACCAAGGGCAGCATTGGCGGTCTCAGCACCGAATACACCACGGTTAAGAGGAGCATCAGACCACTGAGCAGGGGTAGGTCCATTTTCAGATCCCATGGCTCCAGGTTCCTGGAAAAGACCACCGCTTGTGATGAAAGCGTTGGCACCGGAGGTCTCAGCAGGTCCACCGAAAGCGTGAACAGCGTTAGGAAGAGCATCTACAGCATCAGTGTAGTTGAAAGGTTGGGCACCAAGGGTCTTGTAAAGGGTCTGACCACCTTCAAGGGAAGAGCAGTAGTCAACGTTGGCATCAGGTTGGACAACCCAGATCAATTCCTTACAAGGGTGGTTGAAATTCAACTTGATCTTGTTGGAAGAAGAACCAACAGACTCGTCACCAGTGAATTGAAGTTGCTCAATCAAGTACTCGTGAGGGTTCTGTGCCATCTTGCGGCGCTCATCGGTGTCAAGGAAGACATAGTCGATGTAAAGGGAAGCAGCAACAAGAGATTGTTGGTAAGCAGTGGAAACGGAAAGAGTTCCGCTTGTTCCGTCAAGTTGCTTGACAGCCCACAAGCACTCACCAATAGGACGGAAATCAATGTTGATCTTTACTTCGTGGTATTGAAGAGCAATCAAAGGAAGGGCAAGTCCAGGGTTGCGGCAGAACCAGAAAAGAAGAGGGATGTAAAGAGTGGTCTCAGGAAGAGCCTTGCGAGGGGCGCATACCTGGGAAGGACCACCAGCAGCAGCACAAGGTCCGCTGATGTCAGCAAAGGAAGGATCAGTGATGTAGGTAAGTTGGGTGGTGTTACCGATCATCTTGAAGTATCCGCGTTGTTGTTCAGCAGACATGGTAAGTTGGTTCCAGATGTGCATCCAGTCACCGTATTGACGGTCAATGCGTTGACCACCAATCTCGACCTCAACCTGGGCAATAAGTTGCTCACCAGGGAAATCTAACCAACGAGCAAAAACACCTTGGTCACCACCAGCCTTCATGTCCTGGTTGATCTCAGGAAGAGTTACTTGAAGGTAAGTGCGGTAGCAAAGATCACCGTTTCTGCTGATAGTACAGGTGACACGGCGACCGAAATCGGCTTGACCAGAGAATGTCTGCTCAATGGATTCCATAGCAAAGTTGGTGTGGCGTCTGTAGGACACCTTCCAGAAGGTAATTTCAGGGGTTCCGGTAAGGAATACGTCTTGGGCGCCATAGGCGACGAGTTGCATAAGTGCTCCAGCCATTTTTTCTTATATACTGTTGTAATAGAAAATAATTTTGGATTTTAATTAAATTAAATTTATTTTTATAAAGTGCCATTTTTACAAAAATAATAACTTTGTTACTAGTTTTAAGTTGTTTTTTGTTAAAGTTTTAATTATTCATTTAAAATGTTTAAAAATGAATAAAAAAGTTTTGCTAAATACTTTTGGGTATTCAATTAATTCAAAACCACACCATAGCAGTGTTAAAACAAATGGACCAATTTAATCTTTCTAAATATGTAACGATAATGAGTTGAAATAAAGTATTATTATTTTGGAAAGTCATTTTATGGTGTCAATATCAAAATTAGACAATAAAAATTGTTCTAAATATTCTTCTTTGAACACTTCTTTTTTATTTTCATGCTTTTTTACAAAAGTATAATTATCATTTTCTTTCTTGACTGTCCACCCTTTTTCTAAAGCATTCATTACAAACACCATTATTTTTAATTGTTTCGAATTAATATTTTCGGGTTTGTAATCTATGTATATATCGTTATTCATTGTATAAATTAGTAAAATAATTAATAATAGTTGTTTTACTTTATTAGAATCATTAATTCCAAACTTATTTATAACTATGGAACGGACCTGTCATTGTTGGTACAAACTCCCGTGGTTTACTTTTTTTGCGTTTTGATCTTCTAGGTGGTTCTTGATTTAATTTTTCTATAATGTTTTCTATAATGTTTTCTATATCTGCTGCATCATTGTTAATTTTTATATCTGCATCATTGTTAATATATATATTATCCTCTTCATATGCTTCAGGATACTTAGGTAGTAGTTCATTGTCAACAAGTTTAAAATAATGAAGTTTATCTTCTTGAATTTTATAAGCAGCAAATAACTGTGTTTTATTGCTGTTCAGTACAGTTTTTATTTTATCAATAATGTATTTAGATTTTACTTTATTACCATCACTATTAAAGAAATTAAAGATAGTATTAATTAAAGAACTCTCTTCCTTTCTGAAGAGATTTTCTAAAGAATTAATCTCTATTTCCAAATCATATTGTTCTATAAAAACGTTACTTATTTCCTTCAACAAACCATTATAATTTATCATTGATTCCAATAATGTAAAGGGATGTGTATCATCAAAATCAACAGGCTCTTGGTGTGAAGAATTAGATTCAATTTTTTTTCTTTCATAAAATTCATATTCTTTTCTTTCTTTTATTTTATCAACAATTTTATCAATATCAACAATTTTATCAATATCAATATTGCCTCCATTTTGTGATTTAATTTCTGAATCCTTCATTAAATTGGGATTGTTCATTAAAATTAATTTACCGATTATTGTTAACGCTACTTCACATTGTTTTAATATATGTGCCCTTCGAATAACTTCATCAAATGATTTTGTTAATCTATCCATGGGATTTGCATCACGGACCACCTTATTTTGTTTCATAATTATAATTATATTTCTTATTGAATTATTTATTACACTAAAATATTTTGACGAACTATCTTCTATTTTTTTACCTTCACCCGGAAACTGAGTTTGCGTTACTGGTTTTTCACCCCTTTTAGCAAGAATATTGTTAATCATTATCAATTCTTCTTGTAAATTATTTTTACGTATATCTGAGTGATTCTTAGGATATTTATTTAAATTTTCTAAAATAATCTTTCTACGTTCTTGTAATTGTTCGCTTGATAAAT